CTAGAAACGCTTGGCGCGACGACGCATGAAGACCGCGCCGGCAATGCCGATGCCCATAAGGAGTATGGTTCCCGGTTCAGGTACAGGGTGATACAGGCCAAGCTTCTTGAGTTCGGCGGTGTCCGAAGGCTGCGGATGGATTCTTTGACCACTCTCAATGACGCCCCACACGACTTCGTCTTTGGTCTTTCCTGCAGGTGGATTGGGTCGCTGCCCCCAGTCACCAGCAATGCCTAATGCGTGGCCAATTTCATGTTTTGCCACCGTGAGCAGGTCGTAGCCATCGAACACCTCCTTTGTGGCAGGATCTGAGTCTATATACCACGTTTTTGTGCTGAAACTTGAATCAAAATATTGAAAGTTAAAGTAAATCTCGCCAGGTGGGAATTTGGTCGTGTCCCACCACGCGGGCATTGTAAAGTCACCAGCCCTTCCTGACCAGACACCCAGAGCATTCGCATAATCTGTTCCAGCCTTGAACAGATCACTTCCGGCCCATCTCAATGACAGTGTGTAAGATTGATCCTCAAAAAAAGTTGTCGTATTGCATACGTACGTATCCCACTCTTTGAATGCCTCGCGGAGTATGTTTTTTTCCCTTTCAGTCCATTCGTCGAGGACATTTGCCCCGTCTATAAACTGATATTTCACGGGAAGCGTCGGAATAGAAAACCCACCCAGCACCTCTTAAGCGGGATCAATATTTATCGAAGATGCGTAAAGTGTTGATGGCGTCAAGACAACCAACACAAGAACGATCCGCGCCATAAAAGTCTTGAAATTATGGGAATTGACTTTTGATCGCATACATTTCTCCTTGCCATTTGACTGTAATAGTACAATTTTACAGAAATAAATCGCAACGAGCACCAGATACGACACATTTGTAGTAATATACATTCCATCACTCAGAAACTATAGTCCGTTGTTATAATTGACATTTTGTGCATACGCCTGCTTGCGAGATACATTGTGTAAAATGTCGCAGCGGATTATGTCTGGACTTTTTACATCCATACAAATTCAGTCGAATACTAAATCATGCTATCAGCTAACACCAATCATTTGGATTTCCCTTGTATATGATGATGACGTGTATTAGACGATAGAACTGGCCGGCAGCCACAAAGATTCAGACATCAGACAGATTCCTGAATGGAGAAGCTCACTGGAATCACCAAACTTGTCCGTGCTGACCCTTCTGCATGGCTAAACACCCGAACAGATACCAGAGATAGAAAGCGCGCCGGGATCATGGATGGCGCCACATGAATTTCACTGACCAGCGCCCGACTCGGGCCATGGGAATCGTCGTGCACATGAGCCGGGAAATGCAGAAACTGGAGCGGCAGCGAGCCTTGACAGAGTGAGACAGGCCCAACCAACGCCAGTAACACAGCACCCCTGGAATTACCCCTGGGGGCACCTTGGCATCTGGCCAGAGCCAGGCGAAGGGCGGCTGGCTCTGCTCCCACGCATGCGCCTGCGTTGCCATGGGGAGTGGCTATGCGCCCTTTTGGCGTGAGCGGGATCGTCGTGGTGGGGCGGAGGCTGAGACCTCAAGCATGCTCGTCCACCGAGGGCAAGTTCCTAAAGGTGCTCGCTCGCCCCCCATTTCAAAAAACAGCCTGCACCCTGCTGCCAACACGACAACCCCCTTACCGTCTGGTTTCTTGCAGCGCCCAGCAAAATCCTCTCCTATTTGATGCCAGACCGGTTCATACCGACAGCAAAAACAATCTCTCTGATGCGACAAGTCATTATGAACGCTCATAATTTCAAGCCTCATTTGTTATGTTTTGCTGTAAAACTAGCTGCGGAATAGTATTCTAATTATTTTTTCGCGACTGGCAAGAGGACATATATGGATTATGTTTGCACCACTTTCCAGTGAGTACCATTACTATATTCAACTTATCCATACTTCAAAGCTTGTGCTAAAATGCAGTTGCGTGAAATATCCAGGCTGACTGATGGCTACAATCACCAGGCTCTAGTTTGCGGTGGAAACGGAAATCCGGACCAGATGATTGGCCATATAACAACAAGAAACAACTAAGGACAGTTCGCGTGTTCTAAGCTTGTTCACGCGAAAGCGATTGCCTGCCCTCCCGAGTTGGGGCCGAAAAGTCCAAACCCGTCTGTCGGTCGGTTCGCAAGTGCCTGACAGGCTCACGCGAGAACATCGCCAATACTGCCCACCGGGCTTCGCCCGGATGGAGTGCCATGCCGGATGATGGCGGCGGCCTCCATGGCCGTCTCCATGTCGCCGTATTCCGTGAGCATGATGCGCATGGTGACAGGCAAGACCTCCCGGACCGTGACAAGGAAGACTATGCCGCCAATACCGGGGAGGCGTGCAGTTTGGCACTTGAAGTAAGGCGAGGAAAAGCCGCGTGAAGCCGCGCCAGCTTTGGGCTGACGGGCAAAACGCGGCTCAAAGTCGATTTGGCACTGAATGCGCGAAAATGGAGCCAGAGTGCGCGAAAAATGCGCACGAAACGGCACTAGATTGAACGCGGAATGATCGAGACTGCGCGGGCGGCTATTTCAGCTCTCGCCCCACCCAGACGGCGCGCCCGATGATGCGGATATCTGTCGCCAAGTCGCCCCGAGCATCTACTTCTAACGCCGGGTATGCCTTGTTGTAGCTGCTGAGGACCAGTTTGCCGGGCTCGGCGTTAACCTCTTTGATATAAACCATATCTTCCACGCCCACGGCGAATAGCTTGCCAGGCGTCGGTGTCTTTTGGTTCTGGTCGATCAGAACCACGTCGCCGTCCTTGATTTCCGGCTCCATGCTGTCGCCAGACACGCGCATCAAGGCCATCTGCGACGGGATGCCCTTACGGCGCAAGAAGTCCAGCCTGAAGGCGTAGCACCGTTCTGGACCTGATCCAGTCTCGAAGCTACCCGTCCCTGCTGAAAGCCTCGCCTCCACCATCGGAACCATTACAATCTCGCTGCTGTCGCACTCAATAATCCGTTCAATCGCTGGCTTTGAGGCTTCATGCACGACCACCTCAGAGAGTTTCCCCCCCGCCTGCAATGACCCCGCCCGTGCTGGTTCGATTGTAGTCCTCTCCGTTGAGTAGACTGGCCCCTCGCCCAGAATGAGCCAGCGTGGCTCGACTCCAAGCTTAGTGCACACGGACGCAATGAATTCGCTGTCGGGTGCGCTCTCACCGCGCTCGTATCTTCCAAAAGTGGTTTGCGAGACGCCAATATCCAAGGCAAATTTGGCTTGAGAAGCGTCGCCGCGAAGCTTTTTGATCCGAAAATGAATTGGTTCCATTGGCGCAACAAAACTCCTGCGATTATTTTCTCTCGCACCCACCACAAGCAGCGCTAACAAAATACTGAAATTAAAAGACTTTTCAATATTAAGCAAAAAATGATTTATTGCGCCACTTTTGGCTTGCAGATTAAGCCAAAAACGGCTTAATCATTCCTTGCGGCGGCGTGCTGGCAAACCTTCCCGGCTAACTACCCGCCCCGCAAATTCCGGTCAATGACCGCAAACCACTAACGTTCGGACAGTTTGAGGTTGAGGAAGCCGACAGAATGAAGGCGCAACAGCTCTCACTCTTCGATGATTCGAATTCAAAGGCCCTCCAAGCTGGTGGAATCGTCGCGGCCATAAAAGCCGCGATGGCCCGTGCAGCAAAGCAGAGTGCCTTTAGTCGAGAGCAGGTTGTGGACCGGATGAATGACATAGCCGTCACGGCGGGCATGCGCATGACCAAAGGGCGCTCCCGCACGATCAGCCTGGACACTTTGGAGAAGTGGCTTTCCACCGAGGAGCGCGAGCATGTGCCGTCACTGATTGCACTTCACATATTCTGCCTCGCTCTGAATGACACCTCACCATTCCAAACTTGGCTGGCCGCTTTCGGCTGCGACGTAATGACGCCTGAAGACCGGCGTCTGCGTGATTACGGCAGCGCCTGCATCGAAGACAAAGCCCGCGCCAAGCGCAAACGGAAACTTGAAGAAAAGCTGTTGGAGGGTCTGAGATGAAGCGAGTGAGAGTTGGAGGGCAGCGCAAACCCTGGCGCATCAAGGAATACCTCGACGGTATCAACATGGACATGGCCATGGTCGCCGCGACTCTCAAGATTACGCGCCCTGTGGTTTACGACACCGTCTCTGGCCGCAGGAACAACCGCAAGGTGCTCAAGGAATTGGTCAGGCTCGGATGCCCGGTGAACCTGCTGGACTTGCCTGAAGACCTGAAACAACTGGACGCGGCGTAGCATCATGCAGGACGCCATTGAGACGAAAGACCTCATGAGGCTGCTCAAGATAAAAGCGGCTTCAACGGTTATCCGGCGCGCCAAGAAGGAGCACTGGCAAAGCCGAGTTTCCGAAGCCGGGAAGCAGGGCCGCCCGTCGCACGAGTGGCTCCTCGCCTCCATGCCCGCCGCCACCCGCGAAACCTTTGCGGCTGCGATGCTGGCTGCTGATTCGCCCACCTTGGCCACCCCTGCCACGCCCGCTCCGGCTGTCCCTGCCGCCCCCACGGCAAGTCTCACGGCCCACCAGCGCGACACGGCCCTTGCCCGGCTGGCCTTCGTCCGGGAGATCGAGCGCGCCGCCGCAATCATCGGCAAGGAAAAGGCAATCCGCAACCTGCTCAAGGCCGTCGCGGACGCCACCTTGCCCCCGCGTCTTGCGGAGCTGATCCGCGTGGCCAACGACCGCTTTGGCACGGGCGAGAAACGCTCACTCGGCCTGTCCCGCCGCCGCCTGTACGACTGGTGCGCTCAGTTCGCCAAGGGAGGCGAAGAGGCCCTGGCTCCTCTGCATAAGGGCCAGGACATGAGCATCCCGGCCTGGGCTCCGGCCTTCCTGGTCATTTACCAACAGCCGCAGAAGCCCTCCATCGCGGACGCCTACAGGCGCTTCGAGGAAACCTACACCGGCGAACTGCCCTCGATCTTCGCGGTGCGCCGCTGGCTGGAGAAGATGGCCAAGCCTGCCCGCGAGGCCGGGCGCGTCACAGGCAACGCCATGTTGCACCTGCGCCCGTACAAGCTGCGCAAGACGGACGAACTCTGGCCCACTGACGTGTACACGGCGGACGGCACCACTTTCGACGCTGAAATCCAGCACCCCATCCACGGCCAGCCCTTCAAGCCGGAGATCACCCTGATTATCGACGTGGCCACACGCCGGTGCGTGGGCATTTCGCTTGGCGAGGCCGAAAGCGGATTCGTGATCCTGGACGCCCTGCGCGTAGCCTGCCTGTACGGCGGCATCCCCTGCATCTTCTACGTGGACAACGGCTCCGGCTACAAAAACACCATGATGACCAGCGAGGCTCTGGGAATGATGGCCCGCCTGGACATCGAAATGCGCAATTCCATCCCTGGCCGCCCGCAGGGCAAGGGCCTGATGGAGCGCGCGGTGCAGACCATCTGCGTGGCCGCCGCCAAACGCCTGCCATCCTGCATGCACGCGGACATGGACGGAGACGCCGCCAAGAAGGTGTTCAAGATTGGCCGCGCCGAACTCAAGGCCCACGGCAAGTCCAGGCTGCTGCCCACCTTCGACACATTCAAGGACGTGATCCTCAAGCGCGTGGACGAATACAACTCCAGCCCCCACCGTGCCTTGCCCCGCATTGAGGACGCCGCCACCGGCAAGCGCCGCCACATGACCCCGGACGAATACTGGAACGGTTTCAAGCCGCGCGGCTGGCAGCCCCTGCCCGTGCCGGAGGCCATACGCGACGAACTGTTCATGCCGGGCATCCCGCGCAAGGTGGCCAACGGGATGGTGCGGCTGTTCAACGGCGTCTACTTCTCCCAGGACCTGGACGACTTCCACGGCGACTACGTGGAGGTGCGCTACGACATCTGGGATTCCTCGAAAGTCTACTGCTGGACCACCAAGGGCGAAAAGATTTGTACCGCCACGCTTGACGGCAACGCCATGGACTACTTCCCCATACCGCAGATCGAGGCCGCGCGCGAACGCCGGGCCAACGGCAAGATCGCCCGCCTTGTGGAGAAGATCGAACGCGTGGCCCCCGGCGCGACCGTGCAGCTGCCGGAAACGCCCCCGACTTACACCCTGATGACTGATTCCATCACTCGGCCCCAGCCAGCGCCGGTGCTGCTGGACCTGCCCCCTGCCCAGCCCGAGGCGGTTGTACTGGACCTGCCCGTGCGTCAGGCCCAGGAAGCTGCCCCCGCACGGCGTCCGCTCTTCGCCTCGCGTCAGGAGCGCTACATCTGGCTGATGCAGAACCGCAACCGCTGGACCGATGCCGACGACGCCTGGATGGCGGAATACGTCCAGTCTCCGCACTACGCGGACCTTCACGACTACTACTTTTACCAGAACCTTGCCTGGACCGGCGCGCCTGGACGACGAAGCCAAGGTCATGGAGCGTTTGCCCGAGGCCACACTTGAGGAGGTGTCCCAATGATTCAGAACACTGCCGCCCCTGCCATCCCGGAGGGCTACATGGAAGATGCCCAGGGCCGTCTGGTGCCCGTGGGCATGGTCAAGGACGTGGACAAGGCCCGGCACGAATTCGTGCTGGAAGTCGTGGGCAAGGCCCAGAAGCTCCGGGAAGACATGGGCCAGTTCCGCGACGACGTGATGGGCGACATGGCCGCGTTCTGTTCGCTGTCCGCCGAGAAGTACAACGCCAAGATCGGCGGCGACAAAGGCAACCTGACCCTGGTTTCCTTCGATGGCCGCTACAAGGTTCAGCGCCAGGTCAGCGAGACGCTGGTGTTCGACGAGCGCCTCCAGGCTGCCAAGGAACTCATTGACGAGTGCATCACCGAATGGACCGAAGGCAGCCGCGATGAGTTGAAGGCCCTGATTAACGACGCCTTCCAGGTGGACAAGGAGGGCCGCATCAACACCGGGCGCGTGCTTGGCTTGCGGCGGCTGAACATCAAGGACGCCCGCTGGCTGCAAGCCATGCAGGCTGTGTCGGACAGCCTGCGGGTGGCCGGGTCGAAGACGTATGTGCGCGTCTACGAACGCCGGGGCGACGGAAAGTACATGCCCATCGCCCTGGATATGGCAGCGATCTAAGCGAAACCGCCCTACGCGGGCGGTCGCCGGGACGTGGTTGTCCCGGCCTGATGAGCAGCCACACGGAGCACGTTATGCTTGGCATACCCTACATCGAAAAAACGCCCGTGCCGACGGATTATCCGTGCCTGAACTGTCACGCGCACGGCCCGTACTGCGCGGACTTCTGCGTCCAGTTGGACGCCTGGCGCGAGGCCCAGGCCCGACATGACAAACAGGAAGCCAAGGCGGAGGAACACTCGTGAGACCTGAATCCCGCAAGAGCCTGCTGGCCAAAGTCCATATCGCCAAGAAGGCGCTGGGCCTGGACGATGAAACCTACCGCGCTTTGCTGTCGCGCGTGACCCGCAAGGACAGCGCCGCCGATTGCACCGTGCCGCAGCTGACCGCCGTGGTGGTTGAGATGCGCAAAAAGGGCTGGAACCCGCCCGAGAAGCACCAGAAGGTCAAGCCGCCCAAGGGCAAGGCCCCGCTGATGGGGAAGATCACGGCGCTGCTGGCCGAGGCCAAGCGCCCGGACGCCTACGCGGAGGCCATGGCCCGGCGGATGTACAAGCGCGACTCCCTGGCCTTCTGCACCGTGCCGGAGCTGCAAGGTATTGTCGCCGCGCTGGTGAAGGACGCCCAGCGCCACGGGAGGCCCGCGTGACAAGCGACAAGCTGCCCGCGTCCGTGCGCGAGCTAGTGGACATCATGGGGATGGATACCGTCTTGACGCTCATTCGGAATTTGGGCGGGACGACGTTCCCTGTTCCCAAGCGGGAAACCAAGCAGGGCGAGGTCCGGTATCGCATGCTGGTCGAAGTGATCGGCGAAGAGGCGGCGGACTTGGTGGTTTACCACTACGGGGGTGGGGACATGTACATTCCCCGATGTGCCAAGGCCCTCCAGGAGAGCCGCGACGCCGAGATCAACGCGGAGGCCACACGGTCAATCCGAGCGGGGACATCCACCACACTGGTAGTAAACAAACTGGCCAGAAAGTACGGGCTGACGGACAGGCGCGTTTGGGACATCCTCAAAACACTCCCTAAACCGAAAACACAAAGACTCAATCTGATTTAAAACGAACATATTATGTTTGTTTAACCACTCGAATAGAAAGCCTTGAGCCCGTTTTGGAAACTCTCACGAGCCATTTAAAAACGGATATGACAGCCTCCTTTTGTTTTTGAGTTAGAAAACGCGGCGCCCCCATTTGCTTATTCCAACAGCCAGTCTCGCGCCCCTCGACTGAATTATCGGATATATTTCTATCGCTTGCAAAAATGAACCATTGGTCCATTGACACGGTGCCTTTTCCGAGGCACTAGATAGACCATTGATATTTCCTGCGGCATACTGTTCATGTAGTGCCTTGAAATCATAGTAATATATTTTTGGACTGTACGTAGTAGCCCAAATTTGGTGTCGTGCTGGCCGAATACCGTTGCGAGCGTTGCCGGAGTGAACGTTCGGGGAATCCCGTTTAGCGGAGAAGGATTCTATGGCACCGATGCGCAGGGGGCTGTCCATCGCCCACACTAGACATTCCCGAGGATTAGTTCCTTGGATCGCAAGGTCAGGATGTCCATGGGCACACTTCAGGCGTGAAGAGATTTTCGCTCGTGCTTGCGAGTTCCCCATATCCAAAGGTTACACTATGCTTCAATCAGCAACTGCAATTTGGTCGTATGTCAAATTGACGCTGGCTATGGATTCTTGGTGAAGAACTGATTACAAAAGGAGAGGGGATTATGTCGCGGCCAATTACTCTAAAGATGGCGCTCATTGTTGCTTCGTCGCTTTTGTTGATATCATGCTCAGGAAAACTACAACCATCAGCTAAAAACCCTGTCCCTGTCCCTAAAGAAGAGTCAACATATTTTACCCAAAAAGACAAATTCGCTTTCGAACAAGGCAAGTGGTATACTTACTATAACGTTACGTCGAAGTTTGTGCCGTCGTCATCTCCGGGTTCAATTAAAATTGAAGACTTATGCGGAAAAAATACCGTTTTGCTAAGAGGAGAAGAAAGCCTGATCGTCTATGCACAGTACGCTGGCGAAGGGCAAGGCGATAATTCTATAAAATTGTTGCCAATTTTCCTATACTCCTTGTCTTCTGACGACAAGGGAAATAAGTGTGCTATCAAAATAGCCGAGGCACCGCTAACGCCGTGGGTATTGTTTCAGGACAATAACGATAAAATCAGGATAAAATACGTCACGGTATCAAAGATGAAATATGATTTTAAAGTCATAAAAGAAGCAATCGATCTTGTTGGAGTTTTTGCTGCGAATGCAGTGCAATCTGGAATTCCTGTAGGTTCTGGCGTTTCCAAACTTTTTGCAATTCTGAACAATGAAGCCATCACTAAGGCTCAGGGAGTCATTAACGAAATAATACGAGATGGAGAGATTGATGTTGAATTGTCGGCGAACATCACTAGCGTGTCCAATGATAAAATAACAAACTGGAAGCACGAGTTGTCAATTGACTACTATGAACCAAAAGATGCACAGTCTCCAAAATACAGCCTTGGCACCCTTGTTTTTGAGGTTGGAGCAAATCCATCTGTTCTTTGCAGCAATGTACACACGCGCGGATGCTACATTACGTCCATTGACAATGTAAATCCTAATAGAACAGTTTTGATCGGTGATAAAAATGAAAAAATAAAAGACATAATTAAAAAACACAAAGACCAAGCCAGTATAGTAACCACAAAGAAGGATTTTCAGGACATCAGGGGCAATGTTACGCGCGAGCTAGAAAGCCTTACGAAGTATGACTTAGCGATTGCCCTCAATTTGGTAGCCCAGGATACTTCAGAGAGTGCACGTGACATACTGCTTGACAACTATGGCACGGTATCTCGGGATCTTGGTTTCCCCCTTAGGACAGCTAACATCAGCAGCAGAAGTATTTCATCAATTGCTGGACTGTTTCTTAGTAATGTAAGAAACCACAATTCTACTGGAATAAGACAATATGTTTTCACAGACTTTTCAATTGAGTCAGTTCCTGTGCATATTGATGATTTTTCACCACCTAAAAATGGATACACATTAACACAAAAAATTGATTTTCTGAACAGAATTGAAGTGTTAATGTGGGGACTATACTTTATACCTAGTGCCTATGTCGGAGATCAGCAGTTAAGATCAATTTTGAATATCGCGGATGATCACAACTTTGGTTGCCTTGTCAAGCTAGGCAATCCTGGAAATTCTAACGCGATATATATAATGCATGGATTTATTGAAAATGATACAAATGGAACTAAAAAGATTCGCCGTCTAGCTTTCTCTGAAGTAAGCTACGAGAACCTTGAGACTTTAAAGACCATTGCAACACCTAGGGACATGTCACTGTNNATGCGGCGCGTCATGCATTTGTAATTACCTGAACCACTTCACCTATCACGCCCCCCGTCTGCCGCCTATTCAGGCGGCGACGGGGGGCGACCGTTTTGATGCCGTCGCCTCCACAAACAAACTCATGGAGGCGTTATGTTCGGCATCTTCGACATCATCCCCTGGCTCGTCATCATGTCCGCCGGTGCGGTCCTGATTAGTCTGGCCTGGCGCTTCAGGTCCGACATCACCACGTACTGCGACCGCCGCACCGGCGCGAGCCCGTTCCGCATGGTCATCTGCGGCTTGGCCGCGCTGGCCTGTCTGGCTGTCGTGGCCGTAGTGTCGCCGGTGCAGCTGCCCGTAGGCTCCTTGAAGCAGCGCTGGCGGGCCGTGCATTTTCCCGAGCCGAGATACGCGCCATGACCATGCCTGAAATCGAATCCTACGTGAGCATCTTGAGCGGCAAGCCCGGCCCGAGCGGAACAGGGCGGCGCATGGTGCCGATGCGCCGCAAGGGGCGTTAGATGGGCAAGGACACCGTTATACAAGTCATCCTGCGCCTGCGCGACGAAATGGGCGGGCAGGCCAGGAAGGCCCTGGACGCCCTGACACAGGCAGCGCGGGGTTCCGCCCAGGGGGCCGGGGCCACGGCCAAGGCGCTGGACACATTGAACCGGGCCACAAGGGACACCGCCGGAAGCGCGGGCGCTTCGGCCAAGGCCCTGGGCGAGATGAACCGTGCCGCCGGGGCCTTCCGAAGCGCCCGCGTGCGCCAGGCCGCCCAGGATGCCGCGCGCATCAGCCAGGAATCCCGGCAGGCCAGGCGCGAACTGGACGCGGCGGCGAAGTCCGGCGAGCGCCTGGCCAGTTCGTTGTCCAAGGCGGGCAACGCTGGCCGGGCCGCCTGGGGCGCGCTTCGCGGCATCGGGCAGGCCGGGGCTGGCGTGGCCGCAGGAGCTGGCGTGGCGGCTGCGACGCTCAGGCAGCCCATAGCTTTCGAGAAGCGCATGACGCTCATGGCCAACACGGCCTTTGCCGACGAGAAGGACCCGGCAAAGCGGTTGGTTGGCCGCACGAAGCTGACGGACAGCGTGAACGCGGCGGTGCGCACCGGCGGAGGCACCAGAGACGAAGCCGCCGAGGCCCTGGACAAGATGCTGGCGTCGGGCGCGGTCAAAGCCGATTCGGCCATGAGCCTGCTGCCCACCATCCAGAAGTTCGCCGCCGCGTCCGGCGCTCAGTCCGGGGACATCGCGGACATCGTCATCCGGGGCCTTCAGAACAAGATGTTCAGCGAGGACCAAGCCGTCCAGGCGTTGGACAAGGCGCTGGTCGCGGGCCAGTCGGGCGGCTTCGAGCTGAAGGATATGGCCAAATGGCTGCCCAAGATGTTCGCCTTAAGCTCCGGCATGAAGGGCATGGGCGGATACGAGCAAGTCCTGGCTTATTCCCAGGCGGCGGCCACCACGGCGGGCAGCAAGGACGACGCCGGAAACAACCTGGTCAACCTGCTGCAAAAGCTCAACAGCCAGGACACCCAAAAGGATTTCAAGAAGCTGGGCATTGATTTGACCGGCACGCTGATGAAGGCCCGCCAGAAGGGAGTGCTCCCGCTGGAGGCGTTCGGCGACCTGCTGGAACAGCGGGTCATGGGCAAGGACAAGCGGTATCAGGACCTCAAGAAGAAACTGGAGACCGCCCAGGGGGACGAGAAAAAGCAGGTCATGAACGACATGGCGGACCTGGCCAGCGCCTCGGCCATCGGCCAGGTGGTCCAGGACCGGCAGGCACTGCTGGCTCTGATCGCCGCCATCAATCAGAAGGACTACATCAAGAAGATCCTCGGCGACATCGCCAAGTCTTCAGGCGAAGGGGACCGCTCCTTCGAGACCTACAAAGGGTCAACCTCTTCACCGAGGGCGACCCTTCGGTGCCGCAGATGGCCACGGTGGTGACGGCCCCCTGGCTGAACGACGTGCAGGAGAACATTACCCGCGCCATTGAGGCCGCCGGGATCACGCCGGTCAAAGGCGATTACGACCAGCTGCGCCAGGCCATCCTGCTGCTGTCCGGCTCCGGCGAGATCGGCGAGATCAAGCTCTGGGGAAGCGAGACGCTGCCCCCAAGCGGCGACTGGCTGGAAGGCGACGGCTCGTCTCTGCTCATCGTGGACTACCCGGCCTTGTACGCCGTGTACGGCCACACGTTCGGTGCTGCCCCGGCTGGATACTTCCGGCTGCCGGACACGCGCGGCATCGGCGTTCGCGGCTGGGACCACGGGCGCGGCAAGGACCCCGATGCGGCGCTTCGCACCGGCGGCGACCACGTGGGCTCCACCCAGGAAGACGCCCTGGGAGCGCACAAACACGCCATGGACATGGGCCTCCAGGGGATTGGCGAAGGCAGCGCCTGGGCTTTCGGTGACCGTGAGGCGGGCCAATGGGGCAACCCAAATCCCTGCCCGATGAACAACACCACCTGCCAGATCGCAGGCGGTGCAGAAACCCGCATGAAGAACATCAACCTCATGTTCATCGTGCGCTGGAGGTAAACCGTGATTCTGTATTCCTACGATGAAAGCGGCCTGTACACCGGCCCCATCTCGCCGCGCCTTTCCCCGGCGCGCCCGTTCATTGACGGCCAGCCCAACTACCTGCGCCCGGCCAACGCCACGGACCTCGCGCCTCCGGCGCTGGCCGAAGGTCAGGCCGCCGTGTTCGACGGCCAGACCTGGCGCGTGGTGGAGGATCACCGGGGCGAGATCGCCTACGCCACAGCAACCCGCCAGCCCGTGGCCATCCAGGCCGTCGGGCCAGTTCCCGAGGGCTGCACCCTGACCCCGCCGCCCAGCCGGTTTCACACCTGGGACGGCGCGGTCTGGCTGCCGGACATGGGCCAGGTCCGCGCCAGCGCCGAGGCCGTCATCGACGCCCAGGCGGACGCGCTGCTCGCACCGTACATGACGCTGACCCCAGGCAGGGCCATGACCTACATGGCCAAGGAAGCCCAGGCGCGCCAGTACCTGGAGGCCGACAGCCCCGATCCGGCGGACTATCCGCTCATCGCCGGGGAGGTGGGCATCACCGGCGACACTCCCCAGGCCGTGGCCGAAACCATCCTGGCTATGTCCCGCGCGTGGCACTCCATGGGCGCGGCCATCGAATCCGTGCGCCTGGCCGCCAAGAGGGACGCGCGCGAAGCCCAAACCCCGGAGGCGGTCCAGGCCGCGCTGGACGCCGTCACCTGGCCCGGAGCGCAGTAGCCCATGAGCGCCATCCCCACCGTGGAAGTCACGGTTTCCGTGCAGGACAACCAGGGCCAAGCCGTGCCGGGGGCCAGCGTCAAGGCGCTGCTTACCGCGCAGGAACGCTACCAGGGCCTGGAAGTGCCGGGCCAGGTTCTGGGCGTCACCGACGTGCATGGCAAGGCGGTCATGCAGCTTTTCCCCAACGACCTGGGCAGCGAAGGCAGCTCCTATTCCCTGACTGTCACGCCGCCCCTGGGCGGCAGCATCGTGCGCTTCGTGGCCATCCCGAACTCGCCCTGCGACGTGCTCATCCGCCCTCACGCCCAGACGGCCATCACCGGGCCGCAGGGGCTGCAAGGCCAGAAAGGGGACAAGGGCGACAAAGGGGATAAAGGCGACCGTGGCGAACAGGGGCCGCAGGGTCTTTCGGGTGAAGCTTCCGGCGGGGTTGCGGGCGAACTCTTTCTTTCAACCGTCAGGCCGTTCTTCGGCGATTGGAGCTGACTACTATGGCAAACGCAATATCTTGGCCTGGCCTGCCGCCAGTTTCCGTGGGCGTTACGCTTTCCAGTGCCGACAATGGCGCATGGAAGAAAATCCATGAGGCTCCCGCCGACGGCTCCGGCGTCCTGGTGGGGCGTCTGCGCGCCGTCAGTGACGACACGGCGGGCGTGAGCCTGCTCGCTGCCCGCAACATCGGCGGCACCTACTACCGCATCGGCTGCGTCACCGTTCCCGCAGGCGCTGGCAACAGCGCGGGCGTGGCCTGGAAGGACCTGCTGGCGGACCTGAACCTGGGCGAATCCCTGGCCCTGGCTCCGTCCGAGGGGCTGTTCGTCATGCCCGTGACCAATGTCACCGCCGCGAAGACCATCTGGCTGCACCTCGAAGGCGCTCCGCTCTAGGAGGATGGCATGAGTCTCTATTCTCTCAAGAAGTCGGGCGGCGGGACCGTGCAGCCATGGTCCCAGGTCATCACCTTGGCCGAGGCTGGCAAGGGCTGCGACGGACTGTTCGGCCTTTATGACAGCCTCGGAGACAAGACGCTCACCGGGGCCAACACCATCGCCACGCAGCTGGATGGCCCGGAGAGGGTGGTGCGCTACGGCGCGCTGACGCTTGGCGACGGGGCTACGGCCACGAGTTTGAGCGCTGCCAATAGGTGTAGAGGCTTAACTATCCTTTGCGACAGCTTGATTGTGAAGGCCAACGCCACGTTGAATATGACTGGCAAAGGCCCGCGCATCATGAATTCTAACGATATTGCCCTGCCAGCCGTTGACCTGCGCATACCTTCGCAGATCATTCTATCATCCGACAGGATGGCTTTAGCCCTGGCGTTGTCGTTGATCGGTGTCCATGGATTGGTCCCATGGGATGTCAGTGTTTGGCAACCTACATATTCAACGTTGTTGGGCTTCCAAATGTCAATCTCGCAGGCTGGGACGCTTGCATTGGCGGTCACAGGAAATGGTGGCGCTGGTGCTGCATACTCACAGGCGATGAATGCCGGACCAGCACAGGTCAACGGCTACACAGGAGGGGCTGGTTCATTCGGCTGTTGTGGTGGCGGTGGCGGTGGTGCTGCATGGGCTGGCAACGGTTATGACGCCAGGGGGAGCAAAGGTCGCCCTGGTTGCATCCTCTGTGGGGGAGGCGGCGGCGGGGGGTGTGTTAACTACAACCACGAGTTTTGGTACGAAGTGCCTGTCGTTGACCCAACCTCTAAGGCGTACCCATGTGGACTGTATGGCGCGAGCATAGCCGGTAGCAATTCTGGCGGAGGGGCAGGTTCTCCGCCCGGTTCTGGGGCTAACGGCGGGGGTGCGGGAAGCGAGGGTGTTGGCGGGCGGCTGATGATTATTTGTCGTGGACAAGTCAATATCCTGGCTGGCGGGAAGGTGGAAGCCAACGGAATGCAAGGGGGCAGTGGTTCGGCTGGCGGGGGCGGCTCCGGTGGCGGTGTCGTCACGATCATTACTCCGACTGCTGGCAATCTGACCAACAGTGGAACCATCCAAGCTGCTGGCGGCGCTGGTGGGGGCAATGCGGTCGGCGGCGCTGGCGGTGCAGGCTCTGTGGTTACTAAAACCTTCGCACAAATGGGGTGGTAGCCATGCAGATCACTGTACTTCATTCCGAGATGGTCGAAGCTTCTCGTGCCATCACCGCCGCGTTTGGCCTGCATTCCGACGTAGTGGACGCCAGCGTCATCATGGATGGCCACGCCGTCCAGGTTATCGGCAAGCACAGCCTGGCCGTGGCCGCCTGCCCGAACTTCTCGGCCTACCCGGCCATCGTGATTCAGGACGGCGAAACCCTGCGGGTGAAGTCGCCCGTGGAGTCCTGGGCCGATTGCCTGGCCTTCGTAGACAATCCACCAGTACCCGCGCCGTCGAACCCGGCCCGGAAGATCGAGTTTACAAAGACTGACTTCCTGGACCTGTTCACCGTCGAAGAGCAGATCGCGCTCAAGGGCCTGGAGCAGACCGACACCGCCGTGGCCCTGTTCTGGGAGCGATACCGCGTGGCGGACAACATCCGCCTGGACGATCCCCGCACCATCAGAGCCATCACCATGTTGGCCGCTGCCGGGCATATCACTCCGGAGCGGGCTGCGGCCATCCTGGAGGGTTGATCCATGGTCAATCTCAAACGCTACTTCTGGAACGTGCTCCTGGGCCTTGACCAGTTCCTTTCGGTGCTCACCGGAGGCGATCCCGACGAGACCGTATCCAGCCGCGTGGGCAAAGCTGCCGCTGCCGGAAGCCTGATCGGCCTGGCGCTGGAACGGTGCCTGGATGCCGTGTTCGGGGCCGGACACTGCCGGGAATCCATCGAGATTGACGAGGGAAGCGAGAAAGTAGCGAGATTTTAGGAAGAGGAGCGGCAGGGCGGGTGCAACCGCCCCACCGACGGGATGTTTACGCATCCCGCCACGGCCAAGGCCGCACTCCTTGCCCATCGCGCGCGGGCAAAGGGGTGTTAACGGTTCGAGGCAAACCTGTAAAGGACGTCATGACGGAGATTCGATGCGGAGCTTGTGAGCGTTTGTTGGCAAAAGGCAGCGTGGTCCGGCTTGAAATCAAGTGTCCGCGCTGCAAGGCATTGAACCATGTGAGGGCCGCGAGTCCCGACCAAGAGCCCCAAGAGGCCATCCAGCCTGGAGGGGTTTGTGTATGTGGGAAGTCTGTTCAGCGGGGCGGGGCTTGGTGACCTTGGGTTGCACCGGGCGGGCCTCAAGCATCGTTGGTTCTGTGAGTGTGATCCGTATGCCCGGAAAATCCTGGCCGCACGGTGGCCTGGCGTGCCTATCCTGGAGGATGTAAGAGATGTTCGCGCAGAATCGGCCCATCCAGTCGACATCCTCGCCGGAGGATTCCCGTGCCAGGACGTCAGCTCGGCAGGAAAGCGCAGAGGCGTCAAAGAGGGAACCAGGTCCGGCCTCTGGTTCGAGTACCTGCGCATCATTCGCGAGATTCGACCCCGCTACGTCATCGTGGAGAACGTCAAAGCCCTGCTTAGCAACGGAATGTCCACCGTACTCCAAGGCTTGGCCGAGAGCGGGTATGATGCGGAGTGGGACGTGTTTCCAGCGGCAGCCTTCGGTGCCCCTCACCTGCGTGAGAGGGTTGTCATTGTTGCCTACCCCTGCGGTCTTCGACAACCAGGGGCTGGCTCAATACTTGAGGCGGACGCACACATGGCAGAACGTGGGCGTCCTGACGGCTCGGCTGATTGGAATGGTCTACGGCTTGAAGGACCGCGAGCCCAGGCCGCCCTTTCGGCTCATCCCGGACCCGTCCTTCGTCGAGTGGATGATGGGGGTTCCCACTGGATGGACCGACTGCGCTGCCTCGGAAACGGCATCGTGCCTGACTTGA